GGGCTTTAACACCTCGACGCTTTTCAAGAGCGGTTCCGTCACCTATCGGATTGACCTTCCTTCTTTACTTGTCTACTTAACCAGAAAGCAATTGCAATCAAAGCAAAGTAAAATAATGTATCATCTATCATAACAAGAAAGAAAATAACTGACCCACCATACCTTAACCAATCAGGTAATCGTTTGGTAAGTTTACCAATGACTGGGGCAATCCTATTTTCAAATTTGAAGTATAGGATTGCTGCCAGTGTCACTGTAATCTCACTCATTGGAACAATGAAGTAGAGAGATAAGAAAATAAAGATAGGCCAGTAATGTCTCTCAGGTATTCTCTTTAAAAGGGAGAGAATTTTTTTAATCATAGATCACCTTCTACCCGGTTCTCACTGTGATGAACATCAAACTCGCCACCAGGATAACGTGCTTTGAGTTTGTCTACATTCATTTCGACAATCTCTTCCATAGTAGTATCTAGGGCACGACACGCTTGCATCATATACCACATGATGTCCCCCAACTCACGCTTCATATGCCAGATGTTATCTTCATTATATGGTTTGCCTTGGAATACCATCTTCTTGACAATCTCCATGAACTCACCACCTTCAGCACAGAGACCATCAGCAGCAGTTTGGAGATCAGCAATCTTACATCCCTCGCCATTCAATTCTTGGAGACGATAGATGTAAGCATCAAAGTCTTGTGATGGTGTGCTAGTGACACCATCAACAAATTGCTGGTACTTATTAAAATCAATCATGTCCATTCAGAAAATTGTGTAGTAGTTGGTTTGTTGAAGACAGGTATTTCGTCGTCCTCAAACATTGCGTCGATGTCCAGCGTACTGCTGTCATCAACATTATAGAGCTTCATCTTGCTCCTGTCAATACCCACCTTGAACTTTCGTTTGAAGGATAGCTCATTGTATCTGTTCTTGAGTTGCTTAGTAAGAATACAACCCTCGTTCTCTAGTTCCTCGTTAGACATCAGAGCAACCATAAAGTCAGCAGTAGCAGGCAGACCGAAAGATTCAGATGTATCTGTCAGTTCTAGATCACTGCTTTCGTAACCGGAACGTGTAGTCTGTGTTGCTGATACAACAGGTACTTCCTTTGCCACAGCAAGACCACGAAGTTCTTCAGCAATTGCTTTCACATACATATAGGAGTTTTGGATGTTACCTTTCATCCTAGATGAACTACAGATGTTGAGATAATCAACAAAGATGATGTCTGGTTTGAACTGTTTCTTGAGAGACAGATCATTCAGTAGACCATTGAAGTGTCCTGCGTGAGCGGAAGCGGTAGGATATTCTTTGATGATTAACTTACCTCTAGTCTTCTTTTGTAGTGCCTCAACACCACCCTTGAATCTATGCTCTGGGAGATTTTTAAGATCTTTGATACCAACGTCAAGTAGGTGAGCGTCAATACGTTGAGCAATCTTTTCTTCTGCCATCTCTAGTGTGATGTAGAGAACATTGTATCCGTCCATCAGACAGGAACCTGCCATGTGACACATAAACAATGACTTACCCACACCAGTGCCAGCAAGAATAACATTCAGAGTTTTGTTGGGGAGACCACCTTCAGTAACCTGATTGAAGTCATCAAGGTCAAAGGCAATCTTATCCTCATCCTCATGCATCTTCTCCCATCGCTGGTCGATACACTCTAGGTAGTCGTGTCCGATATGTTCGTCGAACGATACTCCCAGGGCCTCTTGGAGTATGCTTGGAATCGCATCCTTTGATAGTTGTTTATCACCTCCTTCTGCGATCTTGACAGACTGTAGGAGGGCGTTGTAGAGGGCACGTTCTTTACACCAACCCTCTGTCGCGTCGATAAGCCAGGAATAGTTAATCTCATCAGTTGAGAATGTTTGGAGTAACTCGAAAGACTTCTTAAGGTCTTCCTCGTAAACATCCTTACGAGACGATAACTCAATGAGAATAACTTCCTTGGTAGGGACCTTATCATATTTTGTAGAGAATTCATAAATCTCCTCATAAATTAAACGTTCACTTGCCTCAGCAAAGTAATCCGCTTTGATGTGTGGGATTACTTTGCCGTAGTAGTCTAGATCAAAGAGAAGATTGCGTAAGATTGTTTGTTCTAATCTCTCAGTCTTCGTCACCATCTTCAACTACTCCATAGGAAAAATCTTTTGCAACCTGTTCGTTGATCGCATCGAGAATATCAGGCGTGAAGAAACGCTCAGGGTCTTTCATAATTTCTTTACCCCAGAACTTTTTGCCGTCAACCTCGTAGCGACCACCGCTATTGGGCCACGGGGAATAGTCTAGCAGACCGTGGTATCTTTGTAAACCCCTTTCATCGAAGTACAGTTTAACTTCTGTCTGCGATGCCTCACGGGTCAGTCGGGACTTCTTCGCCGTACATCTAATAATGTTTCCAACCTGCGTAGTTCCCTCTTTCTCTTTTGATTTGCTAAGAAAGATGACACTGCTCGCACAGTATTCTGGACCTGAGCCACCGCCCATCTTTTGTGGATCTCCATAACCGCCAATATTATCGTAGGTGTGATTAGTAAACAGAAGGGGAATTTTTGCCTTACCTAGTTTTTGTGTAAGAACTCTGAATGTAGATTTAGTAATCTTTGTCTTTGTAAAGTCAACAGCATCGTTGCCAGTTAAAGCATCGTTAACTTCCTTTGCTGATGGCAGGTTCCCCAAACTATCTAACACCCACATCATAGGAGTGGTGTCCTTGTTCTTGAGGTAGTTGTCAACAATCTTTACAGAGACTTCACGAAACTCATTGATAGTTTCTACCGGATATAGAAGGACGCGAGAAGTGTCAATCCCACGACTGCTAAACATATCAGAACTAAGAGCAGATTCGGACTCAAAATAAATGACCATGCCATCAGGATGAGTATCAAGGAAATGCTTAAGGATGCTAAGGCAAAAATAGGTTTTCCCGACGCCCGATTTTCCAGCAAGAGCAGTGATCTTGTTGGATGGAATGCCTCCATAAATGCTACCACTAAGTATGGCGTTAAACAAATAACTGCCAGTATCAATGTACCCCTCAACGTCCCCTGAAGCAACTCCATCACTTACAAGTCCAACGAATTCATTCTTACTATCTTTGATTATACTTTTGATTAAATCTGATGTAGGCATATTAAAAGAAACTGGTAACGGATACGGTTTTGTTTGTGGTCCAACCAATGCAGTCTAGCACATTGGTGACAGGTTTTAAGAACTTCTTCTCAAATTGTAGTGTACGACTAACATACTTATCAAGATTAAATTCCTTAGGAATCTCACTAAAAAAGGAGATGACTTTTTCGCCAATAGGGTTTGGCTCTTTAAGATAGACATACTTTACTTTCTCACCCTCCTGAATGGATTGATATTTGTATTCAACCTTATGTTTTTTGAGGAGATGATTGTAAATGAGAGAACCCTTGACAGCAATAGGTGTGCCTGTCTTCTCACCTTTCTTGTAAATCGTATAAGGATTACGATACTTGGCAAGATTATTTACACCACTAGGAGTAGCAAGGTCAGCATAAACTTGCTTGCGGGCATCCTCACGAACCTCGTCAATGTATTTGATAAGGTCTTCATTAGTTTTGTTGATGATGATCTTGTATGCTTCGTATAGTTTGCTCCTGAAGTATTGTGGCACAGATGAACGTGCCGTCTCAAGACCACAGATTTTTAGTTTGGGTTCGTTGTATTGAACGCCTTCACTATTCCATACGTTGAGAGCATATCGTTTCTTCGCAGTCCAGAAACCACGGGAAGCAATATTCTCTCGCTTCATCTTCATCTTCTGGTCGTAGGCGTTGACATACCTTGCCAGTTTTTCGTAAGAACTTTCAATAAAAGGTTCAAGTTCCACCTGAGCGACCTTATCAAGGAACGCAACAATGTCCTCATCAGTCTTCTCTCTGCCTTTGAGTACAGCTTTAACAAAAGGACCCAAGTTAAGGTACATAGAATCAGTATCGATAGCAATAACATAATCTACATCATCCGTTTTGAGAATTGTGTTGAGGTGAGCGTTAGTCTCCTTTTCAATCCAGCGGATAGACAACTGACCACCAAGGGTGATTGCTTCTGCCATCTCCAACTGATAGTATCGAAAATACTGGTTACCAATAGCACCATAGGCAGAGTTGAGTGAAATCTTCTTTGCCATCTGAATGTTATTGTAGCGAGAAATATCTTTCTTGAGTTGAACTGTAGGGTTCTTCTCATATTCCTGCTTCGCCTTAAGCATTTTCTTCTTGTAGATCACCCGCTCATCATACATCTTTTGCATCATCTTAGGCAGGAACCCCTGCTTGGACGTGTCGTAGAAGGTGCCGTTAGGGGCGAGTGCCTGCCCACAGAGGTCGCTGGTATCAATCTCCCGGTCCAGCAGGCGATCCACGTTGGCAGAGGGGTGTCTATGGGGCAGCAGCGTCTCTGGTGAGATGTTGTACTGCATGATTAGGTGAGGATACAGGGAGTTCAAGTCAAAGTTCACCACCCAGTCATACAGACCAGGGATAGGTTCTTTCACAAATGCTCCAGCATACTTGTCCTTCTTCTCCTGTTCTTTCTTAGGAGGAATGACAATGTTATCTTTCATCAGTTCGATGTAGATATAGTTATCCCAGCAACATACCTGAGAGAATACATCCTCAAAGTTTACCTTGGCGTCGTATGCCAGGGTAATTGCTAGGTCGAGCAACTTCATCTTGTCGTCCAGTCTATCAACCAGGCGAACGTCGTGGATGTTGTACTCGATAAACTTTTGCCAGTCATTTGTATAGAACTCTTTGAAAGTATCATACTCACTGTGGTCTAGCTTCTCCTCATCCAGTTCTACAAGACAGATGTGGTTCAGGGCATAAGATTCCTGATTAACGTAAGTAAATTTCTTGTAGAGTTGGATATAGTCAAGAATAGATAGACCCAAAATGTCAGTGGCAACCTGCATTTTGTTATTGATCTCCACCTCACGGGTAGAAACTAACTTCCAAGGAGAGAGTAACTTCTTATACTTGTCGCCAAGAATACGCTCAACACGATTTACAATGTATGGCATATCGAAGAACTCTACGTTCCATCCAGTGATAATATCTGGGAAGTTATCATTCCACCAGTGAATGAAGTTAGTGAGCATTGCCTGCTCATCATTGAAGTGTAGGTAATCTACATCGTCAAAGATATTGTTGAATGCCTTTGCTCCCCACACAGTAATCCTATTGGTGTAGGAATCTTTGATGGAGATAGAAAGAATTGCCTGGTCTGCGCTAGCAATGTTAGGAAATCCATTCTCAGCAGCAGTCTCAATATCAATATTGAAGACGCGAAGTTTAGATGAGTCATAGATAATCTCATCCTCAGGATATGTCTCAGCAATATACTGATAGAGATACCTAGTGTTACCATACACTTCTACCTCAGAGTTCTTACATTTCTTGACAAACTCCTTGGCATCGTTGATAGATCCTTGTGGGACCGGGGCGACAAGTTCACCCTTGAGTGTTCTGTATTCAGAATAGTTTTTAGTTTTTATAAAAAGAGTGGGGGAGAATGGCACACGCTCAACGATACGCTGCCCGTTCTCATACCCCACTACCAATAAGCGGTTACCCGCTTGTTCTATCTTGCTGTAGAACTTCGACATATTCCAAATACTGCTTCTTTAATTTAGGACCTGGTTCCATCATAGTATCGCAATCCATAAACCGCAAGCGGCACTGTGACACTTCTTCGTCTGGTATGTAATTGACGAAACCAGGTCCATCAGTTCCATACCAGATGACTGGATTGGTAAGTTCTAAATCAGGGTCACCAAGTTCAACCTCTAATTCTTTTACCTCACCAACCAACCAATCATTCCGCAGTTTCAGTAGCAGTATCATCTGTATCTCCTGTAGGTACTGCTACATCAGCAGCATCAAAAAACTTTTGCTTCTCTTCGAATGCAGATGTCAAGTTTGGATCGGGACTTGATACACAAGTGACAGCATCGTAAGGAAGTCTAAATGTGCGTTCAAGTGTAAAAGAATTCCAACGAGAAAATTTAACTCTATTGCGATCTTCTGGATTCTCCGCTTCTGGAAATTCATGAAGTTCTAGAGTAAAAGGATCTCTAAGTTGAAGACCGACGCCACGACGTTCATCACCTTCACCTTGATAAATTTCATTGATTTCAGCGATCACATTTGACCCGTCTCTTAAAGTAATAATAGATGCCATAGTTAATAATCAAACCTCTTAGTATTTTAGCAAAAAAAGATGGGGGCGTCAAGCCCCCTGCGCGATATTTATAGGAAGTCTTTACGCTTGTGATGCTCTGGTACGATCTTCCCTAGATCAATTGTCAATAACCCATCCTCAAAAGTAACTGATCTAACTTCCGTTTCATCGCTGAGTGTCCATGCTCGCGTGAAACTTCGTTGAGCCATTCCTCGATGTTGGTAATCTGTTCCCGATTCTTTATCTTCTTTTTGTCCTTCGACAAATAATTTTCCGTCTTGTGTGTAGACATATACCTCCGCTTTTTTGAACCCCGCCAAAGCAATCTCTAACCGTTCCAGTACATTGCTTACAACAATGTGATTATATGGTGGGTAGTTTTGTTTGGTTTCGTGAAGGTCGAATAACCTATCAAACATTGTATCGTATCCGATAGCATTCTTATGGATTTTATCCATAAGCGTAGGAAGATCCGACGCTGTATAGCGCATGATGTTTGTCATCTTTGTAGCTCCTTGATAAGCGAGTTTGTATTGTGTGGACCCTAACGGCATCCACCATTATTTAGATCAATACTCTATTTATCTGGAGTGTGGAGATCCCTACTTTTTGCGACCAATATTGTACTTACTTTCGAGAGACCAATCATCTTTCTCTTTAAAAGATAAAACTTTAATCTGATTAAGCGGAGCAAGATCTTCGATCTGCTCCTCTTCGACCACGTTAATGAGTCCCCAGTCAGATAGTAGTTTAGCAATACTATTTCTGCGTTGTACGTCGTTAAGTGAAAGATTTGTTTTCTTGCCGTCGAGAGCAAAAAGTTCTTTGAAGTGTACAATATAATATCTTCCTTGTTTATGGAGAATATGACAGGACTGATACAACTTCCTTTCTTTCCGAGACGCAACACCAATGCGCGTCAAAGTTTCCCTAACTTTGAGGAAGTCGTCAGGTTCTGTGAGAGATACTTCTACCATGTTGGTAGGATCCCACGTCACTTCAATAGTTTCAGCAGTCATTTCATTCCACCTTTGTACAATGCTTTTCTTATCTTATCTAGTTGATCTACTGTGAGAATTTTTAGTGCGTCAATTGCCTTATCGTCATTATAACCATAATACTCTTTGACTAACTCAATATGCTCAAGAGATTCTTTTCTTAACCAGGGAGAGAATCTCTTCCTAGGTTTCAAAGTATTTATAAGATAATCATATTGCATCTTATTTGATAATGAATGACGTTTATTCATTTCATTCACATGCATAATCGCATCCAGGTGTCCAGAAAGACATCTATTTACAACATAAGCAGGATAACCCTTCTCTGCTTCCGGGTCATCCTGCATTATATTGATTTTATTTTGGTTGATAGAATTAAGATAATCTTTTAGTTCACGCTTCATTTAAATACGGCAGTAACAGATACGACTTTGGCAGTTGGGTTGCGGGCGAGAGCAGTCTGGCGAGCATCTTGGTAGTTCGCTGCTTGAACCACCTCGTCAAACAGACGACCGGCAACGATGAGTTGGACTTTAATTTTCATAATTAAGAAGGACGAGTTCCTTGCGTGACGCTTGATCTGTATTATAGCACCCCACGGAGCGCATGGTGTATGTGTGTGCAAATTCAGCAGCTGTCCACCCCTCGAAGCGGTCTCGAATTATTTGCGACGAATTGTAAGACACAAGTTGAGGACCGACGAAACGGTCACAATCAGTAGCAAAGGTGTCATGATCAAAGGATCGATGCATTGACCCGCGCTTACCGTAAAGGTTACTTCCGATCTCGTAGGGGGGATCAAGGTAGGTAAAGCACTCTTTGTCATCAGTGAGGAGTTGTTCATAACTAAGGTTAGTAATTTTCCAGTTACCAATCAAGACTGAATAGTCATAGAGTTTTGAGATTCCATTGAGGGAGAAGTTAGATTCACTTGCTTGCTTGGAGAAAGAACTAGATTCAGTAAGACCACTGAAAGAACACTTGTTAACAATATAAAAAGATACTGCCCTCCAAATATAATCAGTGTTCTCTGGGAAAATGACGCCAGGGGGATTTTCAAGATAGTCTTTCGCGTCAAGGAATAACTTTTTAGCACTGACGGGCTCTGGATGACTGCGCTTAAGTTCCGTAAGAATGTCTTGTAGGCGTTTGCCGTCATCCTGTAGAACTCTCCAGAAGTTATAGAGTGGTTCGTACAGGTCATTGACCCAGACATCCAGGTGGCGATACCGCTTGGAGATCT